CTGTACCTGAAAGTACTGTGTTACTGTTTGAAACTATATCATCTAATGAAGTAGCTGATCCACCGCTGGTCGCCGCTGTTAGTGTATAGTTAGAACCACCTATATCAAGTACTAAAGTATCGGAATCTAATAATGTTGTACCGCCTGTTACAACAACTGATCCAGTTGCACTTGGTGTAGTTCCTGTCCATGTAGATGAACCAACTTGTACCCAGTTACCTGAAGTGTTTTTGTACCATACTCTGTAAATTGTTGATAAGCCAGCAGTTATAGCATAGTCGCCTATTGCGCCTACTGAACCTTTTGGTGTATATGGAGTTGAGCCGCTTGTTTTTGTTGCGTCTGTTATTACAATAGGAGTTTTAACTGCAAAGCTCTGTCCGCCTGTTGTCGATGCTGCCGCACCATTCCATTCAAAAATACCAAATGCTGTTGATGCAGTATCTGTCCAAAGTGCGCCATCTGCTGGTGCACCGCTTGGGGCATCTGCTGTTGCTTGTAAAGCGCCTAAGTCAACATCTGCTCTTACAATAAATGCTCTGTTGCTTACACCTAATAATGAGTAAGCCGCTTGCAAACCATATTCGTTAAGTTCGCCTGCATGTATTGGATTGTTATTTGTATCAGTATAAAATACTGGGTCTCCAAATGTCTCTGTAAGGTCACGCTGTGATGTTAGTAAGTAAGGCTTACCTGCGTTTGCTTTCAGTGATCCTGGAGCAATACCCGTACCAGCGCCATTTGTTTTATTTGCGGCGGTGGCAACGAATATCATTGGTACTGTACCTGGTTCAGCGGGTGTGTAAAAACTTTCGTCTACTACGCTAACCTGTACTCCTGGTGATGTTAGTGCCATTATATTTCTCCTATTAATAATGAATGAGTCTTTGTTATAGTTATTTAGCAGTTTAAGAATAATTCACCTGTAATATACCCTAAAAAAAGGTACCGAAAAGGTGAGGTAAATACAGTATGAGACCTTTATGCAAATGCGGACAGCGTCCTGCGGCTATAAACTATAAAAAAGATGATAGAACTTACTATAGATCATTGTGTGAGCGTTGCTTACGTAATGGAGCAGGCCACGGAATACCTAAGTGGAAACAAAGAGGTTATGAAAAAAAGAGTAGTTGTGAGAAGTGTAATTATAAATCTAAACACTCAGAACAATTTAATGTGTTTCATATAGACGGAAATTTAGAAAACTGCCGTCCACAAAACTTAAAAACAATATGTGCTAACTGTCAGAGAATTCTGCAAAAAGAGGGAGTTGTGTGGAAGCAGGGTGACTTAGTCCCCGATTTTTAAATATTGTTTTAATAAGCACATCAACATTTTTTTGTAGCCTATCTAGTGTGCCATTATTATCAATAGTGTAGTCACACATCCATTGTTCAATACTCATAGACTTATAATTTTCTAAAGGCAAATGATCTGTTCTATCTACCCAAATAGCGTGGTCAAATATTTGTTCATTTTGCATTGCAAAGAATTCACGCTTGTTACGTAGTCCACAGTAGATATCATGTTGATCAAATAAGTTACGCCCTAAACGAGCCAAGTCTTTGCTACAATAGTTGTGTATCATATCATACCATTCAGTACGATGGTTATGCCTATCTGCATAGCACTCTTCTTCGTCAGCGTATCCGTACTGATCTTTCAAATCATTATAGATAAAAAGTTCTGAACAAAATTTACTTGATGATTGAAATGTATATCCGTATGCTTCTAACATTTCACATACAGTATCTTTGCCGTGACGACCATGCCCAACAACTAGTAATTTAGGTAACACTAATATAAACTCCTTTAAGTATCTTTAAAGTATATACTCTATATTAGTGCTTGTCAACCTTAATCGTAACCTAAATTGGCAACTGACTTCATTTCTTCTGATAATATTTCAGCTTCACGAGCTTTATATGCGGCTTCAAAACCTGTAGCGCCGTATTGTGCTCTTTCGTTATTGCCCCAAAGTCTTTTAAAATATGAATCGTAGGTTCTTTCAACTTCTTGATCGCTCCAGGATCTATCAATAAGTTTTCCTTTAATTAACCAGTTAAGACGGTTAGCCTCTTTACGTACAAATGGTGAACACATGACTTCTCCTTGTTACATATTGTATTTACAAGGAACCAAAATCGTTAGCGTTAACTTGGGGGGTTTTTAGCCTATTGTGAATCCGTAACCTACGCCACCAGCAACTTGGTTAATTACATCCATTTCAAGTTTTTCCATTTCAGCCGCGGCCTCTGCTTTTAATGCATCACCGTTAAGTGCTGAACCGCCTTGTGGTCCTGCGATTGTAGCAAATTTACTACGTGCTTCGCCTAGCATGTATTTGCAACTTGCTAGTGTATAATCTTTGATCCATTGATTGGCAAGATAGTCACTAAGTAGTTCACTATCTGGTCTATGGTTGTATGCGTAAATTAATATTTCTTCTTCGGCTCTTGGACGTTGTAGTAATGTTAATTTTTTACTTGTAGTATTCCATTTAAATTCTATAAACGAACCAAACATTCTGCCTACTAATTCTTGGTACTGACTAAACATATCGTATGTTGCTAGTCCGCCCATGTTTGAACTTGATAATAGGTATGCATTTGTGTATGCTAAGTTAAACGGTTCAAACAATGATCCGCCGCCTGCTTCTCCTGATTCATATAATTCTATTCCAACAACAGCACCAACTGCTAGTGCAGAGTTAAAAGTTATTGTTCTAGTTACGTAATCAATTGCATAATCAGTAGTTGCTTCACCATTTACTTTTACAACAACAGTTGCAATAGAATTTAAATTATAGTTTGTAGCAAATGTTTGATTTTTTGAAACTGTAGCAACATGTGATGTAGTAAAGATAGGACCACCTGATGCAGATGTAGCAGGTCTTGAACCAATGCTTCTGCGAAACAGTTTACGTACTTCAACTACTTCATTTGGTAGTACATATTCGTTTTGATCAACTACAGTGGGCATAAACAAGTAAGATTCTTCAACTGAATTATCAGACCTTTGTCTAAATTTACTAAGTGCTTTAGATAAAGCAGTTTCGTAGTGGATTGGATCCAGTTCTACATCAACCATACCGCCGCCCAGAAAGGCGTTTACATAGTCAAATATTGCTTGTTTTTGTGTTTGGTTAACTGCCATTATAGTTTCTCCGTCATAGTATTTATCGTAGTTACTATCGTTACGATAAATATGTATATGCCAAAGTTAAGTTTATATAAACCAGAACGCGGAAAAGACTTTCAATTCTTAGACCGCCAGATAAATGAAATGTTCGATATTGGAGGGACAGACCTGTTTGTCCATAAGTATATCGGTACGAATGACGGAACAACAGAAAAGGATCATACACAGATCCAAGATATGTTGTTTTTAGAAAATAGAGATAGAAAGTATGATAAAGACATCTACACTATCAGAGGTATTTACAATGTACAGGACATTGACTTTGATCTAAGCCAATTTGGTTTGTTCTTAAGTAATGATACATTGTTTATGACTGTACATATTAATACGTCAGTACAAACAGTTGGGCGTAAACTTATGCCCGGCGATGTTATAGAACTTCCTCATTTAAAAGATGAATATGCAATGAATGATTTTAGTGTAGCACTAAAGCGTTTTTATGTTATTGAAGATATTAATAGAGCCGCAGAAGGCTTTTCACCAACTTGGTATCCACACTTATATAGACTTAAATTAAAACAAATAGTAGACAGTCAAGAGTACAAAGATATACTTGACTTACCAGCAAGTGAAGACTATCCAGAAGATGGTACATTACGTGATGTATTATCAACATTCGAAGCAGAAATGAATGTTAACAATGCTGTAGTTGCAGAAGCAAATACTAATACTCCTAAAAGCGGGTATGATACAGATACAGCATTATATACACTTGCAGTAGATGAAGATACAGGTAGAGCCGCAGTAGAACAGGTTGCTGATGATGGCAGTACAATAACTGACAAAGCAACACCTAGAGGACACGGATATGATGGACTATTAATAGGTGACGAATTTGCACCTAACGGAAGTCAATTTGGTAGTGGTATAAGTTTTCCAGTTAACTCTGTAGACGGTGACTATTTTATGCGAACAGACTTTTTACCTCAAAGGTTATTTAGATACGAAAAAAATCGTTGGATAAAAGTACACGATGTTAAGAGAGCTCCAATGAATAACGGAACTAAAGATACACTAAGAGGATCGTTTATTAATGATGTAGACACTTATCTATACGATACTCCAATAGCAACAGACTTTATGCAATTAACAGTTGGACAAACTGAGTTGCTAACAGACATTGCTGATATGTCAGCAAAATATATAAAAATAGAATATACTAGCGACAATAGAGATGGCAACGAAATGGTTAGTTATGCAGTTGTAGACTATCCAATGAATAGTGCTACTAACTATCCTGGAATACTAAAGCCATATACAAGTCAAGACGGCAGTACACAACTTGTAAAATTAACTTTACCAAGTGCTACTGCTATTAAAAATGCAGGACTGCACACAATAACACTTTACAATGAAAGAACACAACAACGTCAAGCTCTTTCACAAGTATTAAAACCTAAGGCAGATAACTAATGGCTGAACATTTTTATGACGGACAAATAAGAAAGTATCTTGTACAGATGATGCGTCTGTTCAGTAACTTTAGCTACCAAACAGGTGATGGTACTGAAAAGCAAGTACCTGTATTGTACGGAGATCTTACTAGACAAGTAGGCTCAATATTAAGAGACAATTCAGAAAATAAAATACCTAGTGCGCCACGTATGGCTGTTTATATTACAGGACTAGAACTAGATAGAGATCGTACTAGTGATTCTAGTTATGTAAACAAAAGACATATTAGAGAACGTGCAAAAGATGGTGCAGGCGACTATACTGATCAAGCAGGTAAACAATATACTGTAGAACGTTTAATGCCAACACCATATAGGCTAACTGTAAATGTTGATCTATGGTCAACAAACACAGATATGAAATTACAAATTATGGAGCAAATATTAATGCTCTTTAATCCAAGTTTAGATATACAAACAACTGACAACTATTTAGACTGGACTAGTTTAACAACTATTATGCTTGATAGTGTTAACTTTAGTAGTCGTTCAATACCAACAGGTGTTGACAGCGAAATAGATGTTGGATCAATGACATTTAGTACTCCAATTTATATTAGTCCTCCAGCAAAAGTAAAACGTTTAGGCGTTATTACAAATATTGTTACTAGTATCTTTGACGGTGACGGATATGTTGATTTTGAACAGATGTTACAAGGTACTAATTTGTTTAGTATGGGCGGAATGACTGAAACTGTTGTACAAGATACATTAGATAACACTACTAATGTTGTTGATACAGGTGCGGCACCTAGTGACGGTGACGGTATAATGAATCCAAGAAAACAAAAAACTAGACATGCTAAAGAAGTAGTAAAAAGTTATACACAACATAGAATATTAATTTTAAATGGACAAGCACAAATTCTTAAAAACGGATTGCCTAGTAATATAAAATGGGGAGACCATTTTGATGCATTATTAGGATCTTATAGAGCAGGGTTAAGTATTGCATACTTTAGAAAGCCCGATATAAACGGAATGCTTGCAGGACGTATTACTGTTAATCCATTAGACGAAACTAAACTTACAATTGACTTTGATAAAGATACATTGCCTAGTAACAGCACTGTACAAGGCCCTGCACGTAATGCAAATCAACATTCAAGTATAGACTTTATTATTGATCCGTTACGTTATGACCCAACTACTGCTAAAGTAGCAGGACTAAGACTATTAATATTAGGTAGCATTGGTAACACAACAAATACAGATGGTGCTGATGCTTGGAAAAATGCAAACGGAACAGACTTTGTTGCAAACTCCAATGATATTATTGAATGGGATGGCACTGCATGGCAAATAGTATTTGATGCAAGTGCTGATAAACTTATATACAACGATGAAGTAATTACTA